ACCGCTTCAGGAGCAAATCATTGCGTTTGAACAGCAGGAGGAGCGCGATGGCATGGGTGCTGTTGACGTGGAGGAACAAACAAAGCGCTTGGAGGCCGACCTGGGAAAGCTGGGAGAGCTGAGCCAGTCGATTGTTCACGGCCCAACTGGCCTCAGCTCTACTGGGATTGCGCCCGCCTCTGGCCCGGACGACCTGAATTCAGCCGCGCAGCCTTCGGACGCCTCCCCGGCGCCTACGTCCTCCAGGCGGTTAAAGAGGGCTGCGAAGCTGAGAAGCTCCGGCTTCACCACGAAGAGCGAGCCGTAGCGAGGATCGCCCTGCTCCAGGCGCAGGGCAACCGCATCGCTTTGGCCGCCGCTGGAGGTGAACCAGACCGCGAGCCCCTGAAGTTGTCCGACTTCTTCCTGTGGGGGCAAACTGCGGAAGAGCCACGGCCGCCAAGCGAGGCGGGGGCGGCGCTATTGGCGCTGATTGAGCTTGAACTGCTTCCCGGCTTCGTTCTGGATGGGCCATGGATGCAGGAGCTGATGACGCAGGGCAAGGGCGCAAAAGCGCCTCCTCGGCTGTGCTGGGCCGCCCAAGATGCCATCCTCCTGGCCCCTCATCAGCCAGATGCTGAGCACTGGGGTGGGTTCCTCATCGCTCAATCCAGCGCCAAGGGGCAGACCCGTGAGTTTGCCAGTGAGGCGGGTGAGGTGGTCAACCTGCTAATCCCTGATTCCCTGATTCCCGCTGGCACACTCAAGGCGGCCAGGGCCAATGCGCTGCTGCCTGTTGGCGGGAAAACTCCAGCAGACATCACAAGCCCCTCGCCATGACCACGACCACCACCGATTACGCGGCAAACATTGATTCGGAGCACTATCTCGTTCTCATGCGCCGGTCGTCGATGGTGCCTGAAACCGCCGCAACTGCTCACGCCAGCAACGGCGCCGGCCTTTCCGCTTGGCTCAACACCAGCCAAGCCATTGACGGTCTAAAGGTTGTCGAAGCCAGTGGAAAGGAGAGCACGTTTGAGATTCTCATTGGTGATGGCCTCAGGATCGTCACCAATGCTGAGCTAACCTCTAACGTCGCAAAGCTCACCCTGAGCAAGGCATCTGGCGCGGCCATTGGCGACACAATTCGTGTTCGCAACCTGGCATCTCCGTTTACAACTTTGAACGCCACAAGTGTGGTTCTGACTGCCGTCAGCAACACCGCCCCCTTTTCGGTCAGCTTTGCACTCACTGGAACAACCATCTCCGCAGCCGCTGTCTCTGCGGGTGAGATCGTCATCAATCCCTACGTCTATCCTCTGGATGGCACCGGGAAGCCCATCCGCATGGCTGCGCTGACTGGCAACAACCTGAGCAACAGCACCAACGCGGATAACGTCATCACCCTCGACACGGCAACCCTTGGCGATTCCACGCCGCAGCCACTTAGCAACTCTCGCACGATGACCCTTGCCGGTCGCGTTGTGCTCAAAGAGGTTGGCTACAAGATTGCATCCATCATTGATAACTATGTTGTCAGTGAAAATCTGGTGGCCAAGTTTCTGCGGATTGGCCCTCAAGGCGAGACCGAGAAGACCTTTTTCCATGCGCTTGTGCATAGCAAGACGGAGGGTGGTGACGCTGGCGCTGGCTACACCTATGGCGTGACTGTGCAGCCAATCGGCCAACGCTACACGCTTTACCACAACGCGATCTAATCCAGTTCCCAAGAAACAAGCCCAGGGCTTCACGGCTCTGGGCTTTTGTGTGGCCTAGGGGGCGGGCAGGTCTAGGCCAAGCTGGCCGGTGGCGATGCAAGCCGGCGACAGCCACTGCGAACCTACAGACTGAGGCCGAGCTGGGCGCCATCGGTGCGATGTTCTGCCATGGCGAAAGAATCGGGATCCTGTTCAATCCCTATGGCGTAGAAGCCCTCACTATTCGCGGCCTTTATGGTGGTGCCGCTGCCCATGAATGGATCTAGCACCGTTCCTCCTGGTGGGGTGACCAGCCGGCAAAGGTAGGCCATCAGGGCGAGGGGCTTTATGGTCGGGTGCGACGTCCCCTGGCGTTCGCTGGTGCTGGCCTTGGCGGTGTAGAACGCCCTAGGCACTGAGGCCCGATCCCCAGCCGCCGTGCTGATCCCGATGATGTTGAACGTGACAGGATCGGCAGACCCACCGGACGTCCAGTGGCTTGCTGTAATCGTCGTGATGCCTGTCGGCTCCCGGTGAACCGCAAAGCTCGCATGGCTGAGCTTCAGGGAAAGCCTTGCGGGCTCTGACTCGTGCCAGAACCTTGGCCCGATACTCTGGATCGCTGTGATAACGCTCTCGCAAAGTTGCCTTAACTCGCTCTCCGTAGCGCTCGTAGAAGGTGCCAGGGAGACGCTGCTGCAGATCGCCCCTTGGAGCGCCCAGGTTGCTGCATCGCTTAGAGCAGAAGCGACGAATCGCCTTTGCTGGCTTGAAGAGTTGCCCGCAGTGTTCGCAGGCTCGGGGGTCACGTTTGGCCATGCCTCAGCATAGCCTTTGCACTGCTTAAAAAACCGAGCGGCGGAGCCCCCGGCGTCGTCGTGGCTGTTGCCTGGGTCATGGCGACCAGAAGTGCCACCACTCGCAGAATCGCCAGCCTGCATAAAAGGTACGGCGCGACCATCGCTAACTGCATTGCGGCGGGCTGGCCCCGTCTGCGGAAACAACCTCACCACCTCGTCACTGCCGTCGTGGATCAGGTTGGCGGGCCAGCGACCTAAATTAGCGCAAGTGCATTGAGGAGGATTTTGTTCTGCGCTTCCAACTCCGCAAGCCTTCTCAAGACTTTCCGGTGCTCCCTGCTGTGAGCTTGATCCCCCAAGATCTCTAGGTTTTCCGGCCTGTTGTCCAGCTTGTCCCCGTTGACGTGATGAATGTGCTCCTGCGGGGTTGGCCAACGGCCCAAAATCTCCGCCATCACAGCCCGATGCTCTGGAACCTCCCGAACACCTTTGGGGATTAGTGCCTGAATCGATGCCGGAAGCAAGTCCGGTCGAACCATCATGTAGCCAGACCTTGCCGCTATCCACTTCCCGCGATACCTGGGATTCCCCGGCCCAGTCATCAACTTGCCCCGGCATTGTCTGCTGCAAGTTATTGGCCACTTTGCTTTGGCCAGATTTGACTTCCACTTGCGAGCCACTGTTCCGCAAACCGTGCACGGGACAAAAACGACTCCCTCCTGGGTTCTCTTCACCGCCGCTGCCTTGACCGCTTCCTTGGTTCTGTACTCGGCTGCCATCAATGTTCAGTGCTCCTGTGTTCCACTTTAGCACGTTCGCGGCCACGGTGCCGACGAGCGGCTTGCGGGCCACGGTGATCGGCTCCAGGGCGGGCTTTAGAGCGGTGCCCCAGCCGGCCCACTGGCGGGCGGCTTCGGTGGCGGGGGCGGTGATGTCGTGCTGTTTGGCGGTGTTGGGGATACCGTGCAAATCGGCCCATGACCCGCCGCTCATGTCTCGCGAGACGGTGTATTTGCCCACCACCTCCCGCTCAGCCCCAGCCGCCTTGTCGATCGCCTTGCTCACGTCCAACGACTTCGGAAACCCCGACCCATAGACCCAGGCGATCATGTCCCGGATCTCGAAGCCCGCATCCTCAATTCGACAGGCCATTCGATGCTGTGTCCGCGTCCCTGCAAAGGCCAGCAGATGCCCGCCAGGCTTCAGCACCCGCAGGCACTCCGCCCAAACCTCAACACTGGGCACGTCGTAATCCCACTTCTTGCCCATGAATGACAGGCCATAGGGCGGATCGGTCACCACCGCGTCAATGCTGCAGTCCGGCATGGTGCGGAGCACCTCCAGGCAGTCGCCAAGGTGAAGGGTGTGCATTGTCACGCCCTCGCCCTCCTCACCCGCCTCACCGGCTGGCGGTGCTGCGGATACCGGCTGCCATTGCGGAATGAGATCTGCAGGTGCGCCCAGCGCATCGCACGCACGGGGTCCACATCCTGCCCAGATTCAGCCTGACGCGTTTTGGCCAGCGCGAAAAACCGGGCCAGGGACCCCCAATGGTCGGCAGGATTCCAGCAGGCACACTCCTCCTCCTTCCGCGCCCGCGCCCGCTCCTGGCGCTCCTGCTGCTCCTGTTCGCGGCGCTGGCGGCGTTCATCCTGGCCAACCGGAAACTCAGACAACCGGCCCGGCAGCAACACCACATCGCGAACCTTCGGCGCCTCCCGCTCGTGGCCACAGTCCAGGCATCGGCGGCCGACCATGGCGGTGCTGTAACAGCGCTCGCACACGGCCACCGGCGGCACAGCCTCGCGCACCCGGCGCCCGCACCCGTCGTCCAGGCTCCAGAGGTGCATCCGACGCGCCAGGGGATCGCCCAGGCCAGGGCGGCGGCAGTTGCCAACGTGATCCAACAGGTAGCAATCGGGCCAGGCGCTCGACTTCCGCAGGCCGCGGCCGACCATCTGCAGCCACACGATGAGGCTGTCAGTTTTCCGCAGGCACACCACGGCGCCAAGGTCTGGCAGATCCAGGCCC